CCTATCCCCTGTGTGCCTTGGCAGTCTCAGCCTCTCTATGGGCAGTCGGTGATCCAACCGAAGCTGGGCATGAGTACAACGGCGCGGTAGCAAAGCGGTTATGCACCGGATTGCAAATCCGTGTAGGTCGGTTCGACTCCGGCCCGCGCCTCCACTATATAAAACAAGCACTTAGACCACGAATCTAAGTGCTTTTTTGTTGCCATTTCGGCATAGTGTTGGGGGATTTTTTGACATTGCCCCAAGGCCGCAATCTGGCTACCATCTCAAAAAGCTGTGCATACATCCAGTGTTTGAGCCATGAAAGCCACCGAGTTCTACTTCTTCAGCTACCCAGTCGAGGGCCGCAAAAAGCCGGCCACCACGACATATCGCATGACTATCGAGCAAGCCGCCGAGCGCCTGCCACCAGGTCATGAACCCATCTTGTCGAGCCGAGAGGTTCGGCAATGTCCCGAGACCATGGACGAGCGTTACGCCATGGGCGGAGGTGCACTCTACGTTCCCTTCAAATCTCAATAACGCACCCCACAAACGCAAAAAGAACCCGCCCACCCCATGAGAGGGATGGACGGGAATGCCGGTCGTTGGACCAGCTGGAGACAACTTGGATCAGTCCCAATGGGACGCGCCGCCAATACGGACACCGGCCCAAAGCATCCAGGCGCGCCACTTGGGCACGCCCTCGCAAAGGGCGGCTTCCTTCAGGATCGCATCGGCGGTGGAGCGGTCGCGAACCGGGTGTTTGCCTTTGGTCGCGGTGTAGAGCCAGTCGTGCAGCGCTGCCGGCTTGCTGGCGGTGTCGCCGCAGAGCAGGAACGCGATGGGAACGCGCGGCACCGACGCGAAATCGGTTTCGAACCCGACCGGGACGTTGATCACCTCGTTGGTCAGGTCAGACTTGAACACCAGGGGAGCGGTCAGGCGCCAGAGGCCTCGGCCATCTGATGCAGTGTCGCTGACCAGCTCAACCTGGAGGGGCGTCAGGAACTTGCTCATTGCGACGGCGCACTGGCGGCGGGGTTGCTGCGCTGCTGAAGCTGCGTCGCAATGGTCAGGACCTGAGCCGTTGCCCCGGTGACGGCCGCGATGGTGTTGGCCTGCACGCTACCGCCCGGATTCGCGCAGATCGGGTCGATGACGGCGCGCGCGGCGGCCACAGCGGCAATTTCCTGCGGTCGAGCGAGCCCAGGGATAGCCAGCAGGGCCGACACGGTCGGGCGCAGGCCGGCATCGAACGCGCACGCGTTCTGGATCTGCGTCACCTGAGTGGCGTTCGGCGTGGCGGCCGGATTGGTCGAGCACGCCGGGAGTGCTGCCAAGCCTACGGCACAGAGGATGGCCACGAACAGGACTGTGAAAAAGCGCTTCATGGGGATGGCTCCAAAAAAAGAAGCCCGCGTCTGCGGGCGGGTTGGGGTGAAGTCGGGCGATCAGCTGCCGGGGTTGCTGGGCGGCGTGATCGTGGCGGTGAAGACGCCGAGGGCGATCAGGGCGTCGCGGATGGCGGTCACGTAGTCGGTGACTCCGGTGCGGCCGGTCCAGACCAGCAGGCCCCAGACCAGGAAGAGCAGGAAGGCTGCAAGCAGCTTTTTGTTGGGCGTCACGTTGGGCTCCTGAGTTTTCCGCCGGCGGCAGTGAAAGCGGCCAGAAGGGCGTCCATCTGGTGCATGTGCTGGTCGGCGTAGTTCGCACCAGGGAACGAGGCCCACAGGTTCGAACAGCGCTGGATGGCCAGGGCAATGTCTCCGTTGTCGATCAGCGGCAGCGCAGCGCGCTCGCGGATCTGCTGGATGGCGATCGCGTCCTGGCTGGCGGGGCTGAAGTCCTTCAGGCCGAGCGATGCAGAGTAGGCTCGCCACCACTTGAGCAAGAGCTGGTAGCGACCGCTGGCGGTGCTCTCCAGACCTTTGCTATTGATCAGCTTCGGCGCGCGGCCATGGGCGAATGGGTGCCTCGAGAAGTCGGTGAAGATTTCCGGCTTTCCATCGATTCCAGTGACGATCACGTCGTACCCATCGCGCTTGGTGATGGAGCAGGTGCGCGTGCCCTCACTCCAGCCGATCATGGCCAGGAAGGCCGTTCGGTTGGGGTAGACGTCAGGGGGCGAGCTCATGGTGCAGCACCTCGGCCGGCGTGAACTGGTACCCGTCCTTGCCGTACATCTGGGCCAAGAACAGGGGGTAGGGCATGTAGTGGATGCCCTCGTCCTTGCCGCGGTGGTGGGCGGCGCACAACAGCAGGCCGTTGACCGTCTGGTCATCGACGAAGGTCAGTGGGTCAAACGGCTGGGCCGACAGGAACGCATCCCAGTCGAATGCCTGCGCGTGCAGACCCCACTTGCCGACCTTGGCGTCGACGGCGAAGCGCTCCCAGTCGATCATGTTGGCCAGGCTGCGCTCCACCGGGTGGTGGTGGGACTCAAGCGGCGCTCCGGCTTCCTCTTGGGTGCGCTGGCAGACCGCACAGCGGCCACCCTCGCGGGCCTCTAGCTGTTTGCGCGTCCGAGTGAACAGTGCCGTGGTGGTCCGGGCTTCGTGCCCAGGCAGCAGCACGTCAACCACCAGGGTTTCCTTTTCCTCGTGGGTCTGGGTAACTTCAGGCATGAAAAACCGCCTCGAGGGCGGTTCCGTGGTGAATTGAGTTGGGGCCTAGCCCTTGAGCAGCTTGGAAGCGAACTCGAGCAGCTTGGTGGAGTTGGTCATGTAAGCAGCGAAGACCATCAGCAGCATGATCACCGGCCAATATTCCTTGGTCGTCTTCAGCACCCAAGAAATGCACATCGCTAGTCGGCAGAGGAATCGCGTTCCCGCCTCCAGGTCCTGGGCCAGCGATACGATCGGCGCAATGTCGGCGGCGATCTTGAGCGTCAGCTCGGTATTGCTCTGCAGGGCTGCTGTCAATGTGCCGAACTGGGTTTCCCCATCTTTCAGGCGCTCTTTGATCACGTCGATTTCTTCGTGCAGGTTCACAGGGTGCTTCCTCCGTTCAACACCGTTGTAGGGGTCGGGGCGGCTGGTTTCTTGTTTGCTGTCCATCGCGCCCCTCCGTTACCAACTGATCGCGTTGACCGCGCTGACAGTGGTGGCTGCCAGGACTGCGGCCTTCTGCGCCTGCAGGTGCTGGAACGATGTCCAGCCCTGAGCGCCGATCGAGGCGGCCAGGCCCTGCATGTCGGCCAGGGTGAACGGCACCTGCGTGTTGTCGGCGGCGACCCAGTAGAACCCTGTCGGCGCCTTTCCCGCAGGCGTAAACGCGGCCAGCATGGCCTGGAGGTTGGCGATGCTATTGGCGTCTGCCTGGAAAGCCTTGGCCACGCCGCCTGCGGTGGTGAAGTTCACCGGCTGAGCGATGGCTGACTGGTAAGCGCCTACCAGGGCCGCGACCTTGGCCGCTTGGGCGCCAGCCAGCGTCGACGCCGGATTGATGAACGCCTGATAGCGAGGATCGCTGTCGTCGATCTCCCCTTGGTTGGGGTGATCCTTCGGATCCTGGGCGCAGGCGAACACTCCGCTGACGACCGTTTCAGTCGCGTCGGAAAACTGCACAAAGACTGCTGTCATGTCTTGTCCTTAGAAGGTGTAGCCGTTGACTTGGATCAGATAGGACGGCGTTCCTGCGGTGGCGGTGGCGGTGTAATACACCGTCTGCGCAGTCAGCAACGGCAGGCCAGCGTAGGGGCACATGACTGCGCCACCGCCTGCGGTGCCACCAGCAAAAATGCAGGGAACAGCCCCGTTTCCGTTCGTATCCGAAGCCACATATAGGCTCGTGCTCTGCGAAGTCGAAATGCTGTTTGCTGATTGCAATGACCCGTTCACCGTTTTGGCGTTCGGAGGAACCATGCCTGAAATCGATAGCGACGTATAACTACCGACAGAGGTTCCAGTAGACAGAGCGGAGGTAAGAGCGAACGTGATCAGGCGGTCAAGTTGATTGCCAACCTTGAACTGGCTGCTCGCGTTCGTTGGCCAGACCGACACCAGAGCGGACATGGTGTAACCGCTCGGCATGTTCGCGCCGCCGTACACGTTTGAAACGACGCCACTTGTCGCATTGGTTCCAAGGAGTGCTGCCGTCTGAGTCGTCGGGTTGTAGATCGCGTAGATCGCCACATACCCAGACACCGGAGCGGTACCGGTGTCCATACCGCCGGCGCCAGTCGTCGCCAGGTTGATCGTCTTGTTGACGTTGGCCAATCGCAGAGGTGCCCCGCCAAGCACCGTCTCGACCACGACCTCGTCGGCGGTCAGCGTGGCGCTGGAGGAGGCAGCTACAACCGCCATCTTCAGGTTGCGAACGGAGCCGACGACTGTCCCAGAACCGATGCCTGACGCCGGGTTGAGTAGAACCCACTTGTCGAGCGTCAGGTCGTACTGAAACTCAACCCAGTGGCCGCCACCAGCGATGTCTCCTGCGACAAGCGCCTGTCCATTGCCCTTAACGATAGTTTTCGGGGCGATTACGCCGCTGGCCGGGGTGAAGGTCGGTGTGGCCGTGGCGTTGGCAGACGCGGCGCGCACATACAGCGTCATGCCGCTCTTGAGTGCCGCGATCGCCGGCGCATAGGCGGCGGTGATTGCGTCGGCGGTACCTCCTGCGTTGGCCGTGATCGGCGTGCTGTTCTGCATCCCGTCGACCAGCAAGCCGCCAGCCGGCATCGTGGCCAAGGTGCTGTAGGTGGTGATGTTGCCGGAGGTGATGGTGCTCTGACCGTTTGCCACGGTGACCACCGCCAGACCGACGTAACCAGCGTCAGGTGCCGGCGTGGTCTGCGTACCAGTCGTTGCGGCGGTACCGGGCTTGGCGCTCAGTACCACGGTACCAGCGCGGCGGGTGTTCTGTGCGGTGCCGCTGTTGTTCGGGCCGGAGTAGGCCAACGACGGGTTGCTGGCGTTGTAGTACGGCAGCGCAACGGGCGTGTTGTCAACCTCGGAGAACGTCGCCTGGATCAGGTAGTTGATCGAGAAGCCGGCGGTACCCGGCGCAGCGCAGGCCAGCGTCACCTGGTCGAGTGAAATGCCCTGCTTGAGGATCTGGTGGGTGGTGTCGGCCGCGATCGAGCTGTAGGCCGTGCCGTCGATGTTGGCCAGGGCGTAGATCTCGCCAGGGTTCACCAACACGTTCAAAGCGGCAGGGCTGTTGGGCACCACGCTCAGGCCGTTGACCACGGTCGAGGTGCCCAACATGGCTGCAGCCAGCTTGGACAGGCCGATCATGGAAGACTTCTGCGCGAACAGCAGGTCGGTTTCGAGAGGGATTTGCCCTGGGTAGAGTAGGCCGCGATCCATTGCGTCTCCAGAATGAAAAGGCCACCTCGAAAGGTGGCCTGAAGGGGTGATGGGGAAGGGGGATCAGTTGCTGATGCGTGCCCAGACGGTTGTGCCGGCTGGCTTGACCGAGTCGATCGCTGCGTAGATGTCGGCGTCTTGTACGGCGCCCTGGATCATGCTCATCGAGGCGTATTCCGCCTGGCTGGGTGTCGAGTAGGCTCCGGTCGAGATGCCGTAGCCGGCCACGTTGGGAATCCCTGACGTGACCGGTCGAAATGCGGTGACGAAGCCCTGGTAGGGGATCATCATCGAACCGTACCCACCGGCTACCCCGTATCCAATCGTCGGGCCGCCATAGCAGCCGGTGTCGGCTGGTCGCTGGGGCTCGAATATCTGAGGTGCGCGCCCTGTCAGGTCGATCAGCACCTTGGTGATGGCGTACCGCGTGCCGCGTTCGCGCATCAGGTTGATCAGGATGCGAGCACGGAAAGACGCATCGCTCTGGTTCGCGGACCGAAGGATCGCCGAGCCGAAGAAGTCAGCAGCGATCATGTCCAGCCAGCCGTCGGTCGCGGTCTTGATGCGGGTTTGAAGCTTGGCATAGCCCCACAGCGAGTAGACGAAGCTGGCCGCCCAGGTCAAGCCATTGAGCAGCCCGTCCAGCAGCGGTGTCGTATCAGAGAACCAGGGCGGGAGCACCGCCTTGATCCGCTGCAGCATGTCTTGTTGATCGCCTGTTGCCATTTAAGTCACCGTGACAGTGCCGGCCTTGATGACCTGCTGGTTGGTGGCCGCGAGGTCCGCGGTGCCGCTGTTGAGCGTGACGCCGGTAACGTTGGTCACGCCTGCCGATGCGTCATAGGCGATCTGCGCCAGGCGGGAGTAGGCCAACGACTGGCCGAGCGGCAGGCTGTTGATGTAGTTTTGCAGCGCGGTTTTCACCAACAGCGCGGTCGCGGTGTGGTCGTAGCCGCTGGCGGTCGTGATCGTCATGGCCACGGTCGCAGTGACAACAACCGGAGCGAACACTCCGAACGTCACCGTGAAGGGGCGCACGGCATCGATGGCGTTGGATGCGCTGGTCAGGAAGGTCGAACCCGGAGATCCGGTGCCGTCGTCTACCACCGCGTAGAAGTATCCGCTCTGGGCTGTGCCGTTGTACTGGAAGTTCTCCACCACTGTTACCGCCGAGCCTTGCTTCAGGGCGAGAACGGCGTACAGGATTGCCGCCTTGGTCGCCTTGGACAGACTTGACACCCAGGCGACGAAACGCGCGCGCAGGGCAGTGTCAGACTCGGCGTCGACGCCATTCGTGAATGGCGATGCATTGGTGACCGTGTCGACACCGGGCACGGCCTGGGTGATGGTGTTGATCTGGCCAGCCGACACGTTCGCACCAGATCCTGCCGTCACAGCAGATACGGGCACATTGACGCTGGACACGTTGGCGGCCAGCACATAGCCGCCAAGCGCTGAGCTGTATGCGCCGTTGGTCGTGTCGACCGTCACCGCGAACTGCTGGGACCCGTCACCGGTCTGGATCGTGGCACCAATCGGCACCACCGCCTGCAGTGTGGGCGTGAAGCGGGCAAACGTTACTTGGCCGGAGGATGACACCGCTGCGAGGCGCGTCAGACCGAAGTCCGCGACCCAGCTGTCCAGGTCGGTTCCGTTCGAGGTGGCAGCCCGGGTGGTCGCCAGCAGCTGCAGGATGATGCCCTGTAGCCAGAGAACCACCGCGGCATTTGCCTCGACCACCGAGCGCAGGATGCTGCCGACGGTCAAATCCACCAGCGTCTTTGCCGCGCCCTGGATCGCCGTGACCTGGTTGCGCACCAGGGTCGTGAAGTCTTGCGTCGTGATCGCCATGTCGGGTTACTGCGTGACGTTGAAGGAAAGAGACTGCGGCGCGTTGGTGGTCGCGTCGTTGTAGCGAATGCGAACCGTCATGCCGCCGCTGATGGGCTGTACCTCGACGACGGGCTCGGGGAGCTTGGCAACGGCGTCTTCCAGCAGCACCTGGCCGCGCACGATGGATCACCGACTGCCCATAGAGAGGCTGAGACTGCCAAGGCACACAGGGGATAGG